ATGTCGCATTCTCGAAGTCCACAACCCCCTGCACCGGGATCACTACCGCCATGCCCTGGATCAAAACAAATTTTCATTATATCTTCTCCTCTTTTTTACTGTTATAAATTGAGTCATAAATATACTTAACCGCCGCCAATGTCCCTGATCCTGAGAGGGCAGCCACCCCACCCCAGCAACTAGCAAGATCAAATTTTGTATTTAAAAGAGCATTAGCAAAATAGCCAATGCTCCAAAATACAAACAATATAAAAAACATGCAGGCGAATATCTCAATTAGGTGCGCTTTAATTTTATCTAACATGACCCCTCCTAATGCTTGAATAACGCCCCCAACGCAATCCCTGTAGTGATTATCCAAGCAACTAATCCTGTATATCCTTTTTGGCTTTTTTCCCTCTCTGCAAGCATTGTTTCAACCCTCGCTAACCGGTCACTCAGATCATCAATTTTTGTAAATAATCTAGTAATTACATCATCACTCATACCCCACCCCCAATAATTTTGCATAAAAATAACCGCTCATTGGCGGCATGGTTCCCTCGGCATATAATCACCTCATAAAAAATAGAGCCCCTTGGCTCATGTCTGTGGTATTTATGCAATTTTCCAGAGCTCTAATATATCCAAATACTACCATTCAATTAACACATAACCGTCTCCACCTTCACCACCATGACAATAAGCAGTGTATCCGCTTCCTCCTGTGCCCCCTTCACCACCGGCTCCAACAATTATACTAATTGGAGCAGAAGAATTTACAGCTATTGGTCTTCTTGAATATATAGTTGCATTTGAACCACCACCTCCACCACCTCCGCCATGTTTTGTGAAGTTTCCTACTAAGGTTGTTCCACCCCCGCCGCCGCAACCACATGGGGCTTTAGCTATATTAACCGTTGGTGAATCTGAAGTAATAGCACCTTTTCTGCCTGTCCCAATTGCTCCTATACCAGCACCTGCACCACCACTACTATCTAAAGAGCCTGAAATACCTACATGCCCACCTGATGCTCCTGCTGTCCCTCCTGCTCCATTTGCAGAACTTGAAGCTTTACCACCTGCACCACCACCACCTCCTCCAGGTACAGAGATAGTATCATCACCAACTACTATTGATGTTATTGTACCACTACTACCAGCAGTCGCTGTACCAGGAGTCCAACCAGTCTGCCATCCTTCACCTCCGCCACCACCACCTCCTCCTGATCCAAACATCGTAACGTACACGATATCCACACCGTCAGGCTGTGTAAATGAATATGTTCCAGCAACGTTGTACTTTATAGCATTAAGAGAAGTCGTAGTAACAACAGTAATATCTGTGGTCCCATCAAAGAGTACTCCATTAATAGTGTGCGCAGTTGCTAATTTAGTAGCGGTTGCTGCATTACCCCCGTTGGCAGGTAATGAAGTTGGTATTTGATTAGTAGTAGCAACAGTTTTTCCTAATCCAATACCACAGTTTATCGTACCATTAGTATCAACAGAAAACACCTGATTAGCTGACTGTTTGCTATATAAACCCCAACGATTGGGAATATTTGTAAATATACCACCTACCCAAACGTGACCATCTCCACTAGAAGATGTTGGGTTGTCACCAAGTGCTGTAGCACCTGACACATAGCCTATAGACGCTTCCCCATCCACGCTTGGGTTTGCAATTTGCAATCCTCCATGATTATGATTTGTTTGATTGAGGTATGATTTACCTGTTAAGTTAGCATAACCACCTGAGACATTAGTTGCTGTTCCTCCATTTGCAGGAAGAGTTGTTGGTATTTGGTCAGTAGTGGCTAATTGTTTCCAACTCGTCCAACTTGTTCCAATCCAACACGTTCTAGTCCACACTTGATTAAAATTTTCCACCATAGAAAAAGCCATCTGAGTAAGATAACCAGAATCACCAGAACAAGCAACTAGTATGCTGTGCCATGATAGTGAAGATACTCCATTGACAGGATTTAGAACATCGTACCACCCATTTGCTCTTACTGTGTTTAAGTCATAGCCACCTGCCAACCTTGTAGCAATTTGACCCAACCCATATCCACTAGGGGCAAAATCACTAGTCTTTTTCCCATCAGTGAAACTCGTGGCTGTAGTAGCATTGCCTGTCAAATCACCAATAATTGGTTTTAAATATTTCATTATCCAATCACCACACATCTATACTGATTTGCTGTGGGGGCTACTGCAAATAAGAGAGTAATTGTATTAACATCTTTTATTTGAATATCTGTACCAATAATATTAGCAGGAGATAATTTGTCTTTTAACAACACAATTACGTCTAAATTATTAAGACTATGAACAACGTCAATGCTAGTCAATGAACCATTACCTACATCAACTGAATATTTACCAGTAGCACCTAAATTAGTTCTAGCACCAAGAGCAGTACTAGCACCTGTACCACCATCAGCAACAGTTATGTCTGTAATTCCAACTATAGTACCGCCAGCAATATTAACACTATCATTATCTTGGGAAGCCATATCTCCACAACCTAAACTTATTCTAGCAGAAAGTTTATCAGAAGCACCTGTTCCACCATTGGCTATTGGAATAATACTAGTTACTCCAGTAGACGTTCCAGAAATATTTCCAGTAATTGTACAACCAGTGATCGTTCCACCTGTAATAGCAACAGCAGTTGAATTATGAGTTGCTATTGTGCCTAGACCTAAGTTTCCTCTAGCCATAGTAGCATTGTTAGCACCTGTACCCCCATAGAGTACTCCAACAACACCACCGCACCAAGCACCACTAGTAATTGCTCCTACTGTTGTAATTGAACTTTGTCCAACATAAGTTGACGCAATATCAATGCTATCAGTGTTTGCAACAATGCGATTAGCTGTGCCAATAACGTCTATAGTATTACCTGTTTTAGTTAAACCTGTTCCTGCAATTATGTCTGCCATGGCAAAATCTTTTACGAAAGACAACGCTGTAGTTCCTAAAACAATAGTGCCATTTGTACTTAAAACATATCTACTATTTGCGTTTATAGTCCCTTCGCTAACAAAAGAATAACAACCATCGTATACCTCGTTATTTGGTGTATTATCAGCATCAGAAGCTCTTGTTAAAATCCAAACAACTGAAGCTGTTCCAAGTTGTGAAACATAATACCAGCCATTATCCTTGCCAGCTACTTGATCTTTTACCAAGATACGATCATTTAATACTACGGCAACACCATCTACAGTCAACACTCCAACAGTACTTGCAGTCAAAGTTAACCCTGAGACAACGCAAGTTGGTAATGCAGTAGAGGTAGCGACACGAACAGGATTTTTAAGGGATAATCCAGACCTTAGCCCATCTGCATAAGCCTTAGTAACAGCATCTTGTGCAAGAATAGGGTCTGATATATTGCTAATTTTATGACTATTCATGTTCACATCAGCATTAAATGTGTTTGCACCAGAAAAAGTATTTGCTCCGCTTAATTGTGCTAAACCAGAAAGTGTTTGACCACCAACTTTTTCTGCATTCAAACCTGTTACTAATTGACCTTGTGCATTAGTCCCTAAAAGGAATGGGGCTGTAGTACTTGCAGGAGCAAAGGTATGTTTTGCAGTAATAGTTCCTGCTATTGCATTTTTAACAAATTCACCAGACGAGATTCCGTCAAGTTTAGAAGAATTACTAGCAAGACCAAGTAGATTTGCAGTAATTGTTCCTGCACTAAAATTTCCGTAAGAATCTCTCTTTACAATAGCTAACACAGTATTATCAGACGTTGCATTTTCAACTAATTCAAAATGATCAACAGACATTGATCCTACGGAAGAAGCACTTGCAGGATAAATTCCTATAAAAGGAGCAACGTTCCCATTAGAAACATAAAGGGGCAAAACACCAGTAACATTAGTAACAGTCCCTCGTTTTGTTATATCTACCCAAGCTCCACCAAGGTAAATATAAGTAACATGATCAACAGTATTCGTATAAATTATACCCTCTGTTGGATTAGCTGGAGCAACAGCCAGGTTTTGAATCTTTGCATTTTGTAATTCATTTTTATTTAGGTTTATATTTGTTAAAAAATCCATGTTATTTCCCCTTTTTTTTATTTTTTAATTTAGATAAGCCTTCCCACTAAATGCAGCAGTAAACGTAATTGTTAGTGTATTGTTTGTAACGTAATTCACATTGCCGATTACTACTGTCCCACCACTATCTACAACTGTAACAGATGGGTGCCTGTCAAGATTATGATTAATTGTCCAGATTGTAGCTGAGGCCAGTTGTTGGTAGCTCCCAAAACTACTCTGCATTTGTTGCGTAAAAGTTGCAATTATTGGCGTAATACTTGCGAACTCTGCTTCACTAGACGGATTGAAACTAAAATCTACAGCTTTAATCCAAAAATCCAATTTAACTCCGCTCAAAAGCTGTGTAAAGACGTATTTATCGCCTACTGCTGATGAAGTTACCAAGTCAGCAGTATCCCAACTTGTACCTCCGATACGAATTTCATATTGTTTTAAGTCAGCATCAGATACTGGTATCCAAGATAAAATAATTTTTGTTTGATCGTTTACATCTTGGGTAGCAGTAAACATGGTAACGTCGGATGGTGGTTGATCTTTACCAGTGATATATACAGGCTCCGATACAACACCTGGTGATGTTATTCCCAGTTCGTTAACTGTGCAAACTTTTACCAAATACGTTTCCAATGCTTTTAATCCTGTAATAGTAGAGTAGTTATCGAGCGTATTATCCCAACTTATCCATGTAAGACCATCATCATTACTGTACAAAACTACAACTTTATTTATTTTTTTATCGCGTGGCAACATCCACGAACAATGAATTAGCGAAACTACCGCACCATCTTTTTGCATATATGTTTCTTGACCAAGACTTAATTTTAAAACTTCTGGTAATGTTTTGTCGTAATCAGTGTAGTCAATGGCTGGTATATCAATCGAGTCAGAATACATTGCCTCAACGTACTCCGCGCCTGATAACTTACATCGCTGGTCTTTAGATTTTACAATATTAATAACTTTGAAGGGCTTAGTTACCTTATTCGCCTCGCCAAATGCAAACACATCATACCTCTCAGGTACTACGGCAAAAGAGGTTGTCAGCGTTAACGTATCGGTGATTGTTTCCTGGCTAACAGATACCATTGTTTTATTTACCCGACTATCTGTTTTTAATCTAATTTCTACTGCATATATTTTGCCCGGTAACAGCGTAACTTCCTGATCGAGTGTAACCGTATTTTCTGTCGCTCCCACAATACGGCCACCAGCTGCTCCCCACTTCGGTACGTTATGTTGTAGTAATACCACATCACCAGGCCTACAGGCGATAGCGTCAATGTCAGCCTCCCAGTTCTCGGTACGTTTAAGGTACTTATTCCCTTTATGCAAAAATACAGCCTCTTTGTAAGCATATTTATATTTGGTTATTCCATAGCGCGTAACTTTCGTTGGATTAGCCACTTGTGAGGTTGTATTCCACTCATCGCCAAAATACATCGCCAAATCTTGTTTATAATCTTTCGCTTCATTGAAAAAATCGACCTCAATGCATTGAGATCGATCCTTAATTGATTGAAATTTACCTTTTAGAGATTTCTCGGTAATGTTCCCCATGGTGAATAATTGGGTAGGTATGGCTGGCTTATCACAAATACAGCTATACTTAGTACCCTTCGGAACGATTACACCACGGCCAACAACAGCCATCCGGGCTAAAGCGTCTTGAAAGCTTATTTCAGTGTCGATATATATATTTAGTTCGAATCGTGGATCTCCGTCGCTATCCAGTTCGGCACTATATGTAGCATTTTCTAAAAAAGATGGATAGTCAATTCGGTTAACGGGGTTACCTTCGACTAAATACTCATACAGGCCTGTATTAATGTTTTTAAGATATTTACAATTATGTATTAAATCATAACATCCCCAGTAAGGATTTGTTACTGGCTTTAACTCGTACTGTCCTGTTGCTGGATTCCATACGTTTCCGTTTGCTCTGGTGTTTATCCACCCCACATCAGGATCGGTATTGCTTAACTGATCGGTAGCCAGGGCTTTTATGCCCACCAGCACTTTGTTCGGCCTGGCAAAATCATTATATAAAATATGAGACAGCATCGACCATGAAACCCGAGTGCTGTAACGGGTGCTTGTGCCCGACTTGTAATAGCACTGACAGCGTACTTCATACCGAGCAGCGTCAAGTTTATCCATACGGAAAACCCTGCGTACTGCTGTATTTTTAGCAGCTGTAATGGCACCATCCTTAGCTAATATCCAATCTGTCCAAGCTATATCGTCTACCTTTCGATACTGAGCTTTAATTTTTACTGTCGCATTCTGAAGACTGCCATTGTCTTTTGTATGATATAGCCCATAGGGTAATTCTAGTGTTATTTCCAAGCCTTGGCCTGCGTTCCCCTCGGTCTGCTGTGTTGCCCATTTGCTACCAGAGTATACCCATACTACAGTTCCATCAACTATATTACCAGAATGGCTCCATGCTGGAGTTACATAACCGGCCGTGCCTGATGTGACGCATGCATAAGTATCGTCGCCAACTTCTATATGTGCATCAACTGCGTACTTTTTAGAAGTACCTGATTGTACCTCTGTATCCCTTGTACTAGCTACCCATTCACCATACTCTTGCAATTCGTAACTTAGCGATTGATCGGCAAAAGTATCACTAAAATTTGAAATTGGCTCCTGGTCATTTGTACCTAGACGAATATCGACTTGCACGCCTTTATAGTTTGCAATTGGATTGCCGTCAATGGTTATATCGGTAACAGAATCAATTGGTCCTTCGCCCCCGCCGTATAGAATATTAAGATACTGCTTATCTCCATCGGTCGTGATATGACGGGCCAATACAACAGGTGCAGGCATTACTTTGCCAAATGTTTTACCGATTGGCGTACCTGTAGCAGCAATTGGTTTTGCCCCATTCCATCCGTAAGTCGGTGATACTGTTGAGGTCGTTTGTTTTGGCGGCGGCAGGATTGCATTTATAATGCGGCCACCAATATACATAGTGGCGCCTTTGGCTAATGCACCTACAAAGCCATGCAGGTTCGGTAAAAAATTGGAACCGCCAACATAAACACTTAATGCCATCATGGCAATACTGCCTAATAACGACCCGATATTTTTCCCGACGACAGGCATGATTACAATTTGATCACCGTTGGCAGGACATATTAAAACGACTTCGTATTTCTCTAACGTGTGCCCATTGATGCTGATATGGAATTCAGTCTCGGGGTAATACGCAGTATATATTTCAGTATACTCTTCTACAGTGGTACCAACCTTGTAATCAACCTCATATATTTCCTTTTTTTCTGTATCGAATGGATTTTTAACAAAAATAACGTTAATCATGTCCCCACCCCGGTACATAAACCCCTTCAATCCGTTTTTTCCAAATTACGCTATCCATACTTTCGATTGCCACCCCGGTACGTTCCCGCGCGTGGATAAATTGTCTATTACCAATATGAATACCCGTATGATTACAAATACCATTCTCCGTAAAAACAACGAGAGCAGGTACTGGTATCTCCCCAGTGCACCGCTCCCATTTTTTACGTTCTAAATTTATCTGGCCGTTGATCTCGGTTTTTGCTTCGCAAGATATTTTATAATCTGGCACCGAGACACCGAAACGGTGAAATACTTCGGACACCAACCCCCAACAGTCGTATTCATCAGGTCCACGCCCACCATCTTTAAATTCCTTGCCAATTAGATTAGCTATTCGATGCATATATACCTCCTGGCAGTGCAGGCTCTCCACCAAACCGTATTTTTGTAATTCCTGATGCGCTCATACGTACAAGGCAGCCTGTCAGAACGTGCGTGCATGTGGGATACTGTGCTAAGCAAGCAGCATTCACGCCGCATTTAATACCGCCATATTTAACATTGCACCAGTCCTTCAAATATCGGTCAGCCAAGGCACGATAGAAAAACCAGAACTCCGCACCTAACGCAAATTTAACCCACTCTTCGTCATAATCAGTTTCCTGGACTTTGAACGTCTCTTCGATCTCTGGTATCAAGTTGTCCAAATGCGCGGCATGGATTAGCCTAATAGTAACTAGGCAGTCAGTCAATCCGTCATACTCCTCAAGATATGACTGCATTATTCTAGCCACATTCGATACCTGTATATTGAAAACGGGCAATGACTTCATATCCTCGGTTTTATCGGTCGTATCAAAAGGAAACGCAATCCAATCTATATCATTCCAAGGGATATTTTCATTGTTTCTTACAATATGGATGGCAGTACCGTCAGGAAGGTTTAGTTCTAACAATAAAAGCCAAGGCTTATCATTGCTCAATTTATTCTTTTCGATCAATCCTGCTACTGAAAATGGTAACGGCATATTAAACCTCCTCTACTGTGTACTGTCCATCCCAACCGTATTCCGTGCGCGTGAATGGAGGCTTGGCGGTAAATCTAACCGTATGAATAGTGCCGAATTCCGGATGCGTCCACTGAAACATTTCAGCGCATTTTCTAGCATCGTTGCGGTAGAAATTCATTAACATTAAATACTTATCGGTTTTTAATGATTTATAAGGGACAACCCACAATCCAATATCACGTGTATTTCTAGGTCTAGTTGCTTTATATCCTCCGTCGGACTTACTGACTATTGTATCGTCAGCATAATCCTCATTAAAGCCGAATGATGGAAATCCAATATCGGGAAATATGAGCATTAACCAGCACCCCCATATACAACATCACCAATTCCGCCCACATTGCGTTCTAGCGCGTCAATCATCATAATGACAAAGGTAGTTTGTGTATCACTATCAAAGGTAGCCTTCTGCGATACCTTGACCTTAGTATCAGTATTGTTTATTACATTAACAGTTATCTGTGGCTGTTGTTGGTTACTGCCGCCCGACAATATATTTTTAGTTTGGCCAGCAGTGTACACCCGTCCTGGATTTGCGAAATTAATCAACTCGGGGCCTTCTTCACCGACTAGGGCTAGGCCGCCTTGATATGATCCACCTTTAGCAAATTTCCCATTTGGCTTTACTGGCCCAGATAAAACTTGTCCGCTACTATTTGTAAATTGTCCGGTATTTGCAACATTCGTTCCAAGTATACTTCCAAACCATTGCTCTAGTGGCCCCATGATTGCTTTCTGAGCCCACATTTTCATCATCATGTTTTCAACATCTGCGATCATATTAGAAAACACACTTTTAAATCCTGAACTGAATGATTCGGTTCGATTGAGGATTCCGGTCAAATGCCCTGTGATACTAGTACCAATAGCATTATAGGTTTGTACTATTGCATCAGCGTAATCAAAAGTCTGCGCCTTTATTCGACGCATAGCCTCGGTGCTGGCGGTTTCAATATTGCGGCCAGATATTTGTTGTAGTTGTTGAATCGCAGATACTTCTTCCTGTTTGAGTTGTATTATTTTATCTTTATTAGTACCAGCCTTTATGGTTTCTGCATTGAGATAAGCGATTTTCGACTGTAATTCAGTTCGATTGAGCGCGTCAATCTCAGCCTGTGTTTTACCTTCAAGCGTAATCAACATCTCATTTTTCTGTATTTGCTGATTTATTTCTTTAAGGTTTATATCTCGAATTGTTTCAAGATACACTTTGTCGGCTGCAGCCTCCTTGGCGGTCAGTGAGTCAGCGACTAATGCCCTAGCTTTTTTATCAGCTTCCTTATCACCATTTTCTTTATAATCATCGCCACCTATTGCTTTATATTCATCTAAACTTGCTTTACTTGCTTCAGTATACGATTTGTTTTTTACCCATTCAGCTACCATACGCTCATCATTGCTGGTATTTTCGCTTATAATTCCAGTGTTGTTTTGAAGTTCAAGTTTTGTCCAAGATCGCTCACGGTCATATTTATTATTCATTAGTTCTTGGTATTTTTTAATTTTTTCTTGAGCTTTTAAAATATCATCCTCTGGTACTCCTGCTTCTACCATTTCACGCAAATCAATATTCATTTTATTCACTTCTTTAAGTGTTTTTGCAGAATTGGTCTGAAATACAGTACCTGTTTCGCTGATAATTTTTTCATTTAAACCGTCAATCATTTGAGTGTATTTATCTTGCGATTTTTCCAACTTTTCAGCTAGGCGTTTTGCCTCTTGGTCAGCTTTTTTTCCTGCAGTATCTATTATCGATTCTGGGCGTAATAAATTCGGATCAACATCTGGTGCCGTTGGTGTTACTCCATTATCAATATCTTCTTGAATCTTTCTTTTTCGTTCTGCATCAGCATTATGTCTTTCCTCTTCTGCGTCCGACATCTGTACGTTCTCTGTATGTTCTGGCATATAATACCCGCCAAATTCGCTATCAGGAGTATTTACCCACTGCCCCTCAATAGTTTTACCTTTAAGGTGTTTTCCTAATCTATCAGGATCATCCCGTACTTCGGCTTTAGGGTTATAACTATCAACACGTCCTTTGTTTTTAAAATAGTCAATCAAACAACTAGTGGCATATATCGTGGCAATACCTACCCCAATCCACCCACCAGCGAGAGTTAATAGTGATGATCCTAATGTTCTAACGCCAATCGCGGCTCGTTCTGTAGCACCTACCATTGTACTTGATGCTACTATTGCAGCTTCGGCAGCGGCTACTTCCGCGGCGGCTGTAGCCATAATAGATTCTGCAAGTTTAATATTTCCAACAGATGCGGCTTGTGCAGCTGCTAATTGCAATTCTCCTGCTCGTGCTGCAGATAAACCTACCGCTGCATAACTATTGCGAACACCTAATATGTTTGCTGATAAATTTTCGGTACTCATCACAGTTACTCTTGCGGCCGTTTGCTGAATGAACGCTGCCCTCTCAGCAGCGGCAACTTGTGCATTGTACCCAGCAGTAACAGATGTAACGGCACCTGTTAATACGCCAGTGATCGCTGTTACGCCAGTGACGGCAATTCTGAAAAATGCCATTGCGCCTGTAATTTCAACGATTGTTCCTGCAGCTGATTTAATTTGAGGATTTAACGTACCGTAACTACTTGTGATTTCTTTCAACGCTGATATTTTACTTTGCAGGGCAGGCAACATATCATTACCTATTTGCTGTACTAACTTTCCGCCTACACCTGTTACCACGTTCATTTCTCGACTGAGATTTTTCCACCCATCAACTGTTTTATCATCAAGTCCTAAAGCTTCGGCTTTTTGCTTAATCGCGTCTAACTGCGTGCCAGTAAGTCCCATCATTTCAGCAACTTTGCCACCACTTTTGCCGAATAATTCTAAAGCGACTTTACTTCTTTCAGATGCATCTGTTAAACCTTTAAATTTTTCTGACACGATACCGAAAACTTCTGATACACTTTTACCATCAAGTTGTTGAAGAGTGATTCCCATCCTCGATAAAATATCATTTGATTGAGTGCCCTGCGCATCGGCTTTTTTCATATCATCACGAACATCAGATAGTTTTTTACCGAATTTAGTAAAATAACCAGTGGCTTCTTCGGTAGATATTCCGGCATATTTCCCAATGCTCATCATTACAGACGCATCCGTGGCAGTGCCACCAAGGGCACGCCTTAAGTCATATACGGCAAGTGCCATATCTTTTGCCGATGATATAAATCCAACGCCTATACCAGTAACTAGTCCTGCACCTATGACACCTTTCATCTTCCCAGCAAGGTCCATAATGCTAGTACCAAGGCCATCAATATGTGCCTGTGTTTGACCAATTCCTTTTGCTGAATCAGCCATTGCACTAGTTAATGATTGTCCCATTTGTGTAGAACTACCGCCGATCTGCTTGAAAACCCCCGAGGCCTGATCGACTGCTTGTATTACTAGAGAGGTTGTATTACCTGCCATCTATTTACCTCCTTTCTTGCAAGAATCTAGTACCATTTGTTCTAGCATGCGAATTTTATCCATTACCCCTGGTGCTAGTTCGATTTCATATAAATCTGCAATCTGCTTCACGGCCACATAATTTAAACTGATTGGACCATCCATACTGAAATTAAACTGCCTATAGCACAATTGCCATAACTCCCATGTAGGGAAATTGTTAGCATTTACTGCTGGACAATTTCCCTCACATATTTTGCAATTAGTATTTAGTTTTGCACTTCGGCAGGTTCTGCAGTAGTCTGCGCGTCCGTTGCTGTACCAGTCCCAGACGCTTCGGAGTTTTTTATATCTTCTACCATTCCGTAAGTTAGGCCGTATGTGGCATTGGCTAGCTTTGTTAATTCGGACCAAGGAGTTTCTTGGGTTTCTTCACCTATTTTATAAACTTCATCAATAATAAAATCTGTTATTTTTTCATCAAGTTCAACTGCTGTTAGCTTTTCCTTATCTGTTTTTCTATTTTGAAAAGCAGGGTCTATCCCTGCATCCCTAAAAGATCGTCGTTCTTTGCGTCCCATCGGACGTGGTTCAGGTAAATTATACATAATATTTCCCCCTAATTTTTAATATGTTGCTTGTGATGTAACTAACGTGACTACTATCACTGAATTTTCTACGCTGGCACTATAAAATGCTTTGAATGGCAAGCTAACCAGCACACCTTTGGGACCGTCGATGGTCGGTGAGTCTCGTTCATACATTACCTCAGGCATTTTAAATTCTAGCGAGTGAGTACCCGACGCTAGTTTTAAGGCAATACTAGACGTTGTGCCTGCAATCGCCTTATTAAGTAGGACTATGCTCTCAAATAAGGCTGTAATAGTGCCTGATACACTAATAAGTCCCTCGTTGACACTACTTCTACATGGGGTACCATCTAGAACGTGGGTATCACCATCAAGCCCTAAATCAATAGTTAAGTCGGCTTTAGTTATGGTCGCTAGTGCGGCACCACCTTCAATCACAGCGGCCTGAAAATTGTTGAATTTTCTTAGTACTATTTGAGTCAATGTTGAATCAAATGTAGTTCCTGAAATAGTTTCTTTCGCTCCCATAATATCAATGGTGGCAGACAAATCAGCATCGCCACCAAAACTAATTGCGAATTTACCAACCTTACATCCATTAAATAAAAAATACTGTCCGATATCGGTAAATCCTTGTTCTAAAACTAAACTCGGCTGCACAAATCCGGGCTTAAATACATGGGTATATAGATCGGCTGATCCTGTAGTTGCTGGTGCTCCGAAAATAGCTTTAAGCCAATACCCAATGGCGATTTCATCGACGGGCACTGTAATACTCCCATCGACATTGACAAAACCCATGCTAGGCTGTGCTGGATCCCGCCTGCCGCGAATTGTTTTGTCTTCAGCAAGATTCTGCTTAGATTGTATTTTACTTGATTGAATTGGCATTAAAATACCACTGGGAACAGCTGGGGTTGTTTTATAAGTTGTCTCAAAGTCCATTCCCAACTGGCCACGATAGCCTTGTGCTTGCATGTGTTACCTCCTTAATATTCTAATTTCGCGCCCATCACCACAGGCACCGTAATTGTTAAATTCATACGCCCAGGATATTGAGGAATATAATCTAATGTCTCAATATAATAATCAATATCAGATACTGGGCAACTTGGATTTAAATCTGCGACTGCTGATAATATTAATTGCCCTAAATTGTCAGTTTCAGATGTACCTGGTTGAGTAACGTCATAGCCAATAACTTCTGCTGGTGTTTTATTTAAAATGCACCAAGCTATTGTTGACATATACTTATATTCGGGGTTATCAGTACCTTCAAGCTTTGTACCAGGCATAATTACCGCATACGGGCAATCTTTTTCAGTAGGCTTTTTCTTTGTATCCATCCCTGCATAAATCTTTAAACTTTTACCGTATTTCATTTGGCAAAAATCTTCAATTTCTGTGCTATTTCTAATTCCGACATGCCATTTTTTAGTAATATCAGTAATTTTTATTGTAGGTAAATTCATATTATCCTCTCACACGGTATTTACGTGTTTTTGTACTTGGCTCCCATCCAGTACCTTTTTGCATATAATTAATAATTTTAGTCTCGATATAGTCTGCTATTTTAGGTTCTAATGCTCGCTTCATAGGGGCAAATGTGGGGCGAGCTGGTGTAATAATAAAATTTCTTCCTTGCTGGAGTCCGATATCTGCGCCAAACATAAGTCTTCTCATTTTATCGGTTACGGTCTGAGTTACGCCATTTTCTTGCCATTGACCAATCCTTACAGCTCCTTTGGATAAATATCCAACCAATACTGAGCTTTCACTATATTGATATCCAACTGATTTGGGTAGATCGCCCATTATAGGATAGCTACGCTGCGGTTTCCTATTAGCGTTCTTGCTGGCCATAATATCATCAATATCTTGTCTGCGCTGGTTACTCATCCGTTCTATATATTTCTGCCCACCCGGTGCTCCACTGCGAATCCCTTTTTTTATCTCTTGTCCCATCCACCAGCCCGCTGATTTCAGAGACTTACGCATCCAGTCTGGCTTTGTTTGCGCCATGTAATTTAAAAAAGGCGTGGCGGCATCAATTATTTTTAATTCTAATTCAATCATCGCATTGCACTCTGATTAGAAATACATGCCAGTCTATGAGTAATAGTATCAGACTCGACTATACGTGCCACTTCCCATGTTTTATCCATATAAACAATTTCGTCACCAGCACTAGGGCTAGGAACATCATCAATAGTCACTTCAAAAAAAGCTCTGTCCGCACTACCATCATTCGTAAATGTATTCCCTTTAGCATTTGACTCGCCCATATCGGGTATTGCGGTTATTTCAACCCCATTATATATGATTTTCTCACCCAATTCTTCGGGGTTAAAAAATATTGCGAGATCTGCACGCATTTGGTCTTTAAAGGACATATTATCACCTCAAAAAGAAGGGGGCATAACCCCCTCTTATTATCCGATTACGCCAGAAGAACGTAAAGTTGCTAATATTTCGTTTATTTTAGCTTTATTCGCATTGGCCAACGCTTGCGTAGTCGTTGCATCACTTCCATTGGTTGTACTGATATCAGTAATATTGGCCTGACGGTCAAAACCACCGCAACAAATATTAATTACGGCAGTAGTTCCAGCTTGCTCTTTAATTTCAGTCACTTCTCCAGCTGGCGTATTTCCTAACCCAACATTAGTAAGTTTTTGAGCAGTTACATCCCAAAATACCCGATCACCTACTGCAAAGGCAACTGTATTTATTGCCGGTAATTCAAAACATTCACTGACCGCAACAGTATCAACGTCCCCATCGTCGATAGATTCTAATGCTATACCTATTCTATTTACTAATGGTATTACATCACCAACAGCAATGGCCGTACCAGAGCTATTCGTAAAATCAATTTTTTCACCAGAATACTTATATTTAGCTGTTTTTACCATGATTAAAACCTCCGTTTATTTTAAATTACGAAGGCGGAATTACCGCCCATAAATTATACTCCTGGATTTTTATACAATCCACGATGGTCAAGCAGATTAACGCCAAAGTCCATGTAAATTCTCCACTCGATACCAAGTACATCGAAACTAACTTGGCTTTCCATCGTTGGTTGCTGACGCCCATTTAAATAAGTTACCTCTATGGTATCTGTAATACCAGGGGCCCCAGCTAGAAACCAATTTGTTGAACTAATTTCATCCAAATAAGGATCGGAAACTGTAGTTAATTTATTAGCAAATGGGTTAAATGTAGCATTGTTCTTTGAAGGATCAACAACTGAATTAATCAATTGTGCGGCAATAACTTCTAAGTCAGTTGGGACTAAAAGATAAGCAGGCTGGATATTGAGGTATTCTTCACCGCCAATATTTTTTTGTTTTGCCATGGCGGCTTTTCCTTTGCCAAGAGATTCGACAGATAATCCTGCCGCTGTGCCTGCAAGGTTTTTATGATTTGCGTGGAATAAAGCTGCTCCATTAATAGTAGGGTTATCTTTCAACAATTTATAAACTAAACGATTAATCATCCGTCGCGCTGCAGCGCCATATTTCATAGGGATACCCGATAATGCCCCCATATCATCATTAATAATTGCTTGGCGAGTAATGGAGAATTTACGTCCATATGTACCAATAGACGTGGTTACACTGCCTTCGCTTACTTCCGTTGATGTGAATTCCCCTTGACTAGTTAATTTAACTAATTCGTCTGCTTCCGATAAACGGTAACGAGTACCGGTCTTAAAATCAGATTGTGAACCTGTGCCTGTCCATAATTGGAATGTAGTAGGTGCCATTTGATAAGCAGTAGACATTGATTTATTAGCTACGTTTGAGAGAATACCAGAGAATTGACTACCACCTGTCAACGCTGACCGGATCAAATCTTCATCATTAGTAAACTTCATTCGTTTTCCTTCTCTACGCTCAACACATTCCTCAGCTAAGCGTAGCAAGCGGACGGAGCGAAAATCTTCGTAGCCTGGAGCCGGTTTATCGACAATCATACCAGCACGAATACTAAGACCATCAGTCATTGCTGCACGGACTTTATCTGCTTCATCAGCTATAATTCGTGCTGTTGGAATAGCTGCCTGTTTTCGGATTTGTTCATCCATAATAGCTTTACGAACCTCATCGGCAGTGTTACCTTTACTAATATATTCGCTTGCATCAAACTCATAAGCACGACAAATTCCTGTTATCTCCGTTACTCTTACACGTTCTGTTTGTTGGGCTTGAGCGCGGATAGCCTCTGTATTCTCCTGTGCTTTTCTTGTTTTTTCGGCTTCAATAGCGGCTAATTCTTCTGGCGTCATATTAAAATCACTCCTAAATTCATTTTTTCCATTTGAATGGTTTTCAATTTCTTCAGCAGATCGACCAACCCCAACTGATGAGTCAGCTGGGATAGAGACAATGGATATTTCAGTTACTTTCCATTTTCGTGCAATATAACATGGTCCTGTGAATCGTCCATCGCTAGAAATGGCATTAGCTTCGACATACTCCCAATCTTTTGGCTGCACCGTGTATCGGCAACTAACGGCTCTAAGTGTTCCACTAATGACTTTCTGAAAATACTTGTCGCTCTCAGGGTCAGTGTCAAATCTGGCCACTGCCTCGCCCCGACTATTTGAGATAATAGCGGACTCAATTCCACCTATTGGTATATCTAGGTTATGATTAAATAGCAATACCCCAATATCGTTTAATTGTGTTAAGTCGCAAGCCCCTGGGGAGTGGTCAAGTATCTCTACATCTCCCCATCTAACTACTTCTGTAGTTTCACTCGAAAAAGAAAGCGGTACCGTTCGCTTTTCAACGTCGATAGCCGCTCTTTCAAAATTAAAACTACGTTGTAGATTCTTGGCCCACGTTGGAGTTTTGTTCAGTGTTCGCATTTTGCATTTGTCCTCCTTTATTATTAGCATTGAGCTCAAGACCCAACTGTTTGGCATAGGCTTGTTCTCTTTGAAGCTGCACATAAATGTCTTTCCAGTCATAACCGCGCTCAGCGCATTTATCTGATGCAGTTGTGAGCCCTGCATCGATTTCCTCACGAGTCGCTTTTACGTCTTTAAGTGGGTCAATCCAAGCCCACCCAGGAGCAATCCATGTGCATTTTAGATATTTGTCCTCGTTTTGCCAGTAATCATGGATTTTTACGATCCCTTTCAGGACACAAGCTCGGACAAATTCCTTCCATATGGGACGACAAAAATGGATAATCATATATTTTTGAATGGGAATAAAAGTTCTACGATCAGCTAAATGAGCCATCCTAGCACTTGAATAAGTCGATTTCGACATATCTCTGCTGGTTTCTTCATAACTGAGGCCTACACCAGCACCTGCTAAGCGCAATTCCACCTCAGTGTAATCACGGACACTTGCACCACTTGCAGGAGGTTGTGCTGTAGAGACATCCTCACCAGGAGCTAGATATGTCGCTGTTCCTGGGACAAGGTCTTTTACTCTCTCCCCTGACTTATTTTGCCTCAGTGTTGTTACATGATCGCTTGGCATATCTTGTTTTATATAAACAGCAAAACAGGCTGCAATCTCTCTGCATAGTAATTCTGCATCAAGATAACGACCTGTTTCTTTTAGTCTTGTCATGATCCTATGTAGTTCGCTGATTCCTCTGGTCTGCTGTGGCCTGCGCTTTTTAAACAGGTGCATTACCTTTTTAGCATCTACTCTAATTGCATCAAACGTAATAAATCCATCAGGGGACATATTCTGAAACCAATATGCCATTGGTTTAAAATATTTATTAACCTCTACTCCATGCAAGATAACATTATTTGTACCAGGAGCATTCATCAGCCCTGTTGCCAGCAAATCAGACTCCATAACTTGCAATTGCAATGGCAAGTATGCTGTTTTATCATCTGTCATAGTAGGTAATGCGAAGATCTCTCCATCATATACCCTGCGTATCAGCACCATTTCTTGCAATTCATAAAAGGATTGATGCCCTGTAACATCACAATTTTCGGGCATTGTCCATATTTCGAAAGCATCTTCCAATTGCTGATTTAGGGTTTCGTCAAATGTTCCATTAGACTTTTTAATTTGAGCTTGGGGCTTAATACCGGTACCAATTACATTTCTGATGATAGCATTGACAACTGATTCTGCAATATCACTATTACGTTCAAGCTCACGTGCTCTAGCTTTAATAATATCGCGCTGTCTTGAATCCGTTTGTTCAGGACTTGCGTTAACAGGTACCCAATCAGATGTATTGCGGTCGATTTTTCCAGCATCATAACTCCTGATGGCATCTAATCCCGATTGATATCTTGCGCGGACATATGCTAATCTCGGTGATACATATTCGATAGCTCGGTCTAAAATAGTTGCTTTCATCGACTAGGCCTCCCGAAATATGCCGTACTTCCGCAATTTCCCCTCGCGATTCGGTTTAGTAAATCCTTTTCACGGGCGTACAATGTAGTAAGGTTATGATTCTTTAATCGTTTACTACCAGACTGGTACTCTTCAGCTCCGCTTTCTATAGCTGCAATTCTTGTCTGTACTCTTGTAAGTTGGGCTTCTAACATGTCTACCAATGTTGATCATCTCCTTCTATTTAATAATCGATCACGACCACTTAAAAATCCATTACGCCCACTATTAGTCTCTTCTTCTGCTGCATCTGGTTCAAGTTCTGGTTCTTGGGGCTTTGTTACAAACCTAACACCTAACAAGTCTGCTGCCGCTGCAGCATATACCTCGCAGTCAAGCAAATGATTTTGTGCATGGCTACCGATCGGTTTCCATGTTTCAATTTGCTTTTTAGTCCGTTTATCTTGAGACGTGACTTTTTGTTCCGAACATATTTGGTCAGCATATTCCCGTGGGCAATCTCGATATACCATAAATGCACCAGGCATATTTGCTGGTTTAGCCAATGATCCTGATATTTGATTTTTATATTGGTTTGTATCTAGGTTATATAGTATTAAACCTGTTCCTTTACCTTTATCGATGCGTGTTGCTGATTGCCTTGCTTTTAGAGGATTTGAAGATCCTTTCACTGGCACACATATACCAGGATGCTGAGCACAAAATAAATATACATCATCCGTCTCATAGCCAGAATCAAGGCAAGCCTTTTGAATATATACAACTTCTCCCCATTCAGTAACATATGGATCGAAAATAAACTGTTCAACATCTATCCATGTTTCTAGCCTTTGATATCGCACCAGCCAAGATGAAAGTCTTTCCCCCCAAGCTCGCACAGTACCCCAGAAATAGCCTTGTTGTACGTCTATCCCAGCTGTCAAAAGCAATGCATCTTCTGGGACTCTACCTTCTTCATAATTGCCTTGATGCTTAAGGACAATATCTGATTTCATGGAGGTTGCTTTATCTTCCCACGGCTCAGCAAGCCATGAATTAATAAAGTTCATTAGTTCGCTTGGTATATCTTTAGCAGCTAGAAACTTACTTGCCATATCGCCAAAGCTAACAAAAGGGCTATAAATTGAATTTACATGATAGGCAACAGATCTAATTCTTCCAATGGGTTTATTTTCAATAACCCATTTTCCAAAGGAGATCATTTTCTGTTTATGCCGCTCTTCAATTATGCCTTTACAAAACTTGCATTCATACCATGCTAAGTCTTTAGCCAATTTATGATCATCCTTAATTTCCTTTGGCCACTTAATCTGTTTAAATATTAATTCTTGATATTTCCCGCAATGAGGGCAAGGAACATGATATTTCTTTTTTAAATCTGCTTTTTCATAAGCACTCCAGATGTTCCCAGTTTTAAGCGTAGGAGTTGAGGCATCAACAATTTTTTTATTATGCGGAAATGTTTTAGTACGTTCTTCCGATAACGCTAAAGGACTTGCCTCCTTACCTGTCCACTCCTTATACTTATCAATTTCATCACGAATCAGGTACCTAATTGGTTTACTTGCAAGCTTTGATGGAGAATTAGCGCCATTCAATGCAATGAATACATCATCGAACTTCAGCTCTAATTTCTCACTCCCACGTTCGTTGAACTTATTTTTCAATGCTGGCACACTTAAAACCATTGGTTCGATACGGCTTTCACCTGCAAATTCAGCGGTACCATCTTCCGGGTATACAACTAACATTGGACCTGGATCTTGATCAGTGGCATAACCGATCATGTTGATGAGTATTTCTGTTTTGCTAGCTTGTGAGCCGAATACTAAAATAATATGTTCAATCTCAGGATCGTTGAAAGAGTCCATTGGCTCTTTAGCATACGGAATAAACGATGTCTTCCATGGGCCAGGCATCGACGATGTTCGCAATTCTAGAATACGAAATTTATCAGCCCATTGGCTTACTGTTATTCTTTCAGGCGGTTTTAAGGCACGGCGTAATGCTTCAGGCAGCTCACTTTGTTTTTTTGGCGACTTTCTTTTGGTAGCGACCTTTACTCGAGAGCTGTTCGAGGAGGTCATAAACTGCGCCTGTCATGACCTTTTCGATGCTTCGCATATCTTGATGAGCTAGCACAGGGGTAAGGGTTCGCACCCAGGCCATAATATTTGCTTTTAATTGTATTCCAACTGTCGCCCATGTTCTATCAACCTCAGCTTTTTCTACATATTTCCCCTCCATCACAAACTGATCCATTGTTGCCATTTCTGCTTTAGCTTCTTTAAATTTTGCTTCTGCTGCAAGCTTACGAGCTTCTGCTGACATCTCTTCCGATTTATTATGACTAGCAGTTGATCCTCGCCATTCCATGACTGCGCGAATGTCATACCATCCACGGGATTCTTTCGGCATTCCGCGTTTCGCCCAGTCTAGCAAGGTTCTTTCTGTTACTCCAAAAAATACTGCCGCTGATTTCGCATTTAGCAATATTCTTTGATCATCAATCCCCATCCAAGAAGGCAGCGTTTGTGGTACTTTATCGGCAGCCATGTCATCAGTCCTTTTTGATCAATATCGGAAAATCGGAAGTGAATTTTTCTTTTTTTTCAGGAATAACCATCGGGGCATTCGCGACCCCTGTATACCCCCCCCCCTCAGAAGGACCCAAATAGTTATGGTGATGGTACTATTGTTGAATTTATTACAATGAAAGGGCTTCGAACTCCAGCGCTAAACTTCTCTGCCGAACTTAGCGCTAGTCGAATCCTATTCTCAGGATCAACCGTGTGCGTAACAGACAATACTCCTAGAGCATAGTCTTCGCCACACCCGATTGCACTATAAGGCTGAACAGATTCGCCAACTTGATAATCAGATTCAATCTGGAACAGTCTGCCACGAACGCCTACTAAGAAACAACCTCCAATCTCTTCACCTTTGTCTGCCTGTGCATATCCTCCACCTTTCAAACAGGTCCTTACTGCATTAACAAAGTCAGTCACCATGTATTTATATAGATCTTTCTCATCTTCACGGTATTTAGGTGGATCGAATGCATATCGAAGCAATTGTCCCATTCTAAACGATGATGTAAATCCAATTAAAAAATCTCCATTAGTAAATACTTTCTGATCTGCCCTGACAGTGAGGTCTAATCCTGCTACTCCTGCACTGTCTGCTCCCATATACACGACGTTGTTATGCACAACTGCTGCGACACATGTCATTATCTCAACACCTTCCTGTACTACCGATTCCACCATAACTGCTATTGCTTATAAGTCGTTCCTTAAGTCTTAGATAGACCTCGTACGCTACACGTTCATCAAGTACATCTATATCAATATTGACTGCAGCCTCTGTATTAACAACTACCATCCTCTCTACAATTGGTATCACAACATTAACGGTAGTTACCGCACCAGCTTGAATATCTAACCCAATTGATGTTGCAAGAACAGGTTTGCCATTAATCTCTATACTTGAGTCGCTACCATGCTTACCTATATTTAATTTAACGTCTGCCATAAACATTTAATTACTCACATCCTTCTCACAATTTAGGTTAGATGTTTACATTGGCAATTCCCAATATAATTACAATTAGTAAATATATTGCAGTCTACATTAATATCAAATCTTTTCTTAAGTTTTAAATAAACTTCATATGCGGCGCGCTCATCCATCTTGTCTATATCGATACTCACTGCCTCTGCTGTATTAACTATCATGCTCTCACCCCCAGTTAATTTTAAATCTAGAGTCACTGTCCATTAAAGTAGGCTTTTATAGATTACTTTATTTAAAAATTCTTGTTGACTTCAAACTGTCCATTAATCTGGTTGTATTATTATAAGACGTTCATTAATTAACTTTGACTTTTAAAGACGTAAATGATATATTATTGGTAGGATATTCATTGAATGGGAGATTTTGAAGATGCGTATAGCTTATATCCGCGTATCAACTAAAGAGCAGAATGTTGCTAGACAATTAGAAGCCATGAAAATTCATGATATCGAAAGGTTTTATGAGGACAAGCTAAGTGGCAAAGACACCAACAGAGCACAATTACAAGCTATGCTAGATTTTGCAAGGGAAGGCGACACAATCTATGTTGAAAGTTTTAGTCGCTTAGCTCGTAACATGCTTGATTTATTAACTATCATAGATCAACTAACTAAGAAAGGTATTGGCTTCGTTAGTTTGAAGGAAAACATCGATACTACAACGCCAGCTGGTCGGTTGCAACTTAATGTTTTTGGTGCTATCTATCAGTTTGAGCGTGAATGTAGTAAGGAACGCCAGCGCGAAGGCATTGATATTGCATTAGCAGAAGGTCGCCCCTACGGCAGGCCCAAACTAGAGGTCAATGAGAAATTTATGGAAGCCTATAAAAAATGGAAACTTAAAGAAATAACTGCCGTAGCAGCTATGAACATGGCTGGTTATAATAAGAGTACTTGGTATAATCGAGTGAAGGAAATTGAATCTTAGATACCTAAAGACCAGCACCATTGAATAATGTGTAGCTGGTCTTTTAATATACGTTATACCCCATAGCCTGTCTCGTAGCTATCCTACATTCTTCACCTGTTAATCCTTCACGACATCCAGCGATCTCATATAATTCTTCTTTTGGTATTTCTCCCCGGTGATCAGCTCCATGACACCCTTGACTCATACACGCTGGACCACAAAGCATTAATATGTTTTCTCTTATATCTGGCCCACCGGCGCCTTTTCCTGTAATATGGGCAACTTCTAAAAGAACATGACTGCCGCATCTTTCGCAACAGTCATGTTCTTTTCTAAATTCTTTTATTAGTTTGTGATTACGCGGCTTTATCTTTTCTAGCATTATTTTAAAACTCCAGTCACCCGACTAGATCTGTAACCTCTATTGCTTTTCTCACAGTTAGCTTTAAATGGTGGAGCAAGTACATTTTTACTACCCTTCGGATCATATTCAGAACACTCTCCCCCTTTCCAACTCACATGTTTAGCGATACAAATTTCAACTCCATGTTTGCGACAATCAGTCAATGAACAATCTACGGTTGGCATATATACACCTCCACGTTGTATTTGAAATGGGCATAAGAAAAACGCTCTCTCAAGAGCGTTAGGAAAGTCATTTCATTTTTTTAAGGTTTCTTCCTTCTCGATATCTTTAATAACTGACAAATTCATTGAAGCTTCTTTTATGATAAATGCTATATATAGCACCATACCTGCAAAAGTCCCTATTGCAGGCAATAATAATTCATTATCTTTCAAGATGTTACTAACAGCTGTTACACCTAGCGAAATATATAAGCCAATTGCAGGATAAATATCTTTTTGATATTGGTAATGCGCCCACTCAATATTCCTTTTAGAATTGCTCATATTTTCATATTTATTATGAAGGCTACAATATTTTTTCGTGTCGTTTCGACGTTTCAATATAACAGTATCCCCTTTATCAAATTAGTATTCATTTCGATAAAAGGTAACAAATCCCTGCAATAAAGATCTCAAATAACGTTTAATACTCTAATAAAAAAGGTATGTCCTAAATGGACACACCCGTACAGGCTTATTCTAGCACTTTGTCAATAGCATTTCAAGCTATTTTACACATAAAATATTATATAAATTTGTTGTACTTGGTTTTTGCATTGCATATTTACTACTTTTCCCCTTGCTTTTACTTCCGCATGTATGACTCTTTACACGCATAACTGGATCTGATACAAGATGATTCAAGGCCATAGCATCAAGTATCTGCTTTTTAATTTCTCTCTTTGAATCATTAGGAGGACAAGCCTGACCACCGCAACCTATGCAAATATAAAAATCATATTTATCCGGTACCAACTGTTCTCCGCAAAAATTACACTTATTAGATATAAGCTCTGGTTTTATTTTAGCCATCCGTTATACCCCCACAAAATCAATTATTATTAAATACACCAATAGGGAGGTCTTAGCCTCCCTTTTATAAATTATTAAATTTTATTGTCTTTATTGTTGATATAAGCATTACATTTTGCTGGATCTATTGTGTCAAACTTGCAATCCTGTAAGCAAGTTGCACAAATATTTGGTTGAAGTGGAGGTATAGCAGAAAGGGCTTGATGCACCACGTATTTTATACGTCCGTTTTTTCCATACCCCTCTTTTACTTCGTTCTGAATATATTCCAAAACGTTACGCAATTTCGCAATATTAGATTCCAACTGTCCATTTTTCCCGGATAGTTCGTCACATTCTCTACGAGCATCTATAATCATGTCATGACTAATAGTGGGTTTAAGTGCTTGTCGTAGCTCATCACACACTCTCTCTACTTTTCCCAGTTTGGTGCGAAGATCGACAAATTCTTCCTGTACCGCTTGTCGCGCTAGTTGTTCACCTTCTGCTCTAGCTTTCCAATAATCGCATTCATTTTGCAATTTAGTCAAACTACGCGGATCAAATAAAATAAAGTTATTTAATAAATTCTTTTTTCGCAATCGCATTATTTTACTTGCTTTCTCTACCCGCCCAATGATCTCCGTTAATTGTTCTTTACTCATTGCCATTATAATAATCCTCCCGCCCATTTATTTCCCTTCAAAAATATTACCTCCTAGAACTTCAAATGCTTCTTTCTCGACTGTTTTTATTAATAACATCAATATCCGCATACGCTCCGTGATTTCAGTCTTTTCTTCGGTTTTTATCTTTAGTTCCTGCACTCGGCTAAGACTTGCCATATTCAGCTGCCCTTCTAACAGACCCTTAATTTTCTTTACTGCAGCTATGGTTACCTGTGATGAATCGATAAAAAGTTCATCCTTGGGGTGTTTGACCTTTTTTACATCTTTTAGTTTTGTTGATCCTTTTTCCTGATGCTGTTCATAGACTGCTTTTTGATCCGCTATTGGCATTCTTGATAGTTCAGCAGCGGTGGAAAACTTTATATTATTCTGTTTTAATTCTTCTTTGAATTCTACGGTCAGGTTGTCATTGATGCTTTCAAGCCTGCCGACTTGGCTAACAGACATATTCAGTGTTTCTGCCAGTAGTTCCCGAATCCTCCCTGGTAGTTCATGAGTTTTCTTATACTCTTTTAGAAGGTTTTTAAGCCTTACTAATTGTTCTATCTGTTCCCAGTTGCTCAATTTCCGCGTAGTCGAGTTAGTGTAAATCAATAAAATTTGTTCTTTTATCTCATCAAGATTTGTTCTTATGCGGCAAGGAACTATTTCAAATTGTATTTTCCCTTCTTCCACCAGGCGAAGGCTGGCTAACCTGCGACGATGACCTGCAATAATTTTATATTTATCAATTCCTGGTAACGGTACAACTGTTAAATTCTGCTGTACTCCTAGTAGCTCTATTGAGTCCTTCAGGTCAGCAACGTCTTCCATTGAGTAAAAGTTATCCGATGATGGCTCTAAGTTGTGGACACTTATAAAATCTATTTTAAAATCATTACCCGCCCCTGTTATATTGTCGAAAGTACCATTGGCGTTTTCGATGGTCTTTGAGTTTGAATTTAATAGATCGGTTAGACTAAATTTCCCTTTTGCCACCACTCTACCCCCCTTTTTGCAAATGTGTCCAAGTTGGACACATTTTTTATTCTCCCAGGTACTCTTTTACAAAACTTAGATAATCTTTGGCCGCACCACACCGTTGTGAGTACTCCATGATTGGCTGGCTTGTAAATGTACTTTCATCTATTTTTTCAGTTCTTCGGATATGAGTGGCAAACATCGGATATTGCTTTTGGTTGTTTAAATGGGCTTCTCCTTGTATATTCACATCATTCTTAGCGTATTGAGTTACTAGGCAACCTTTGAAATTTAGTTTTGGATTTAATTCCCTTATATCTTCAAACTGCTCAATTAATTGATCAAGACCATCAAAGCTGAATTGGTCTATTTTTATTGGCACTATGACTTCATCGGAGGCAACCAAACTATTTATTACGCTAATATTAATATCTGGGGCATTATCTATGATGCAATAGTCATATTCCATCTCAACTTGCTGTAAGGCTTTTTTTAGTATTGTTTGCTGCTGTCGTGATACATCCATGATGATTTTTAAATTAGCATTTAGCAGATTCATATTTGCACTGATAACGTCGAGTTTGTCATATTGCGTGTGATGAATGACTTTGTGAAGATCGATCTTCTTTTCAGTTAGCACATCGGCCATGCTCAGTATTTCATAGTTGTATAGTTTAAAAAACTTTGATGTATTCCCCTGCTTGTCATTATCTATGAGCAGTACCCTCATGCCGTAGACAGTAGCTAGTATATGGGCCATGTTTATGGAGGTTATGGTCTTTGCCACGCCCCCTTTAAGGTTGAGAATTGATATAGTGTTCATTGTTATTCCACCTTTCATAATGGTTTTATAAAACTATTGATAATGCTTTCTTTTGATACTGGCGTGTAGATATGGACTTTATCAACTACTACACTAGTTCTATCTACTGCCTTTTGTATTACTGGCTGATAGTCTAGCATTTCAATTTGCCTACGCGGAATTCCGATATACTGGCTATCGTGGACATATAGTTCTATCCCCCCCAGGTATAAGTTTGTTCGTGTTATTTCTTCTAGATCAGCTGTGAGTAAGTCCGTATATAATTTCTTTACATCTTCTAGGCTCTGCCCCACGCATTCAGTTAAGCCGTCTTTGTGTTTATAAAACCAAACATTTCTCTTTTTTGCTTCGAGCTTGCATTGAACGCTCCAAAACTGATCTTCGTTTATGCTGAGGATAAAATGACTGGTTACTAGTAAATTGGCGAATGATTCAATTTCAAAGAGTGCGAAACGCCCAATTGCTTGAACGATCTTAATTACGTTACTTACCTTTACTAGGTGATCATCATTTTCATACACTGGTTATGCCTCCTTCTTAACGTCCTTGGCTAGAGGTTTCTCCAACCATTTTCCCTTGCTAAACTTATATCTGCCAAATACTATCATCTTTGATTCGGGCTTTATCTTCTCATTAGAGAAATGATATTTTCGATTTTCTACATCCACCAGCAAGATAAAATTAGTCAATCCATTCTGTGCAGCATAAATTTTTGCATCGCTCCGGGCTGTTCCTTTGCTTGGGTATGGATCACTTAGCATTCAACTACCTCCTGCCCTAGTGCCACCCTAGCGATCTTCCCGGCATCTTCTAATATAGCTGGCTCACCATTGCCAATATAATACTGCTCATGATGATCTTTGATGGCGTAGAATTCTAATGCCCGCCGTAAAACTAACTCATTACTGATTATGCCTCCCAGTATTTGTCCGCATTTAGCACAATAATTCCAACCAGCTTGAATAAATATTCCGCATTGACAGTAAGCTTTTTCGTTAAATTTGTAATCACGACATTTTACCCGCGATAACGATAACCACCCTAACCCCCTACTAGGGAATCGAGTACATTCACCATATTTACCTTTAATGGTCGGATTTATGTAGATGCATGTACCGCATTTATTTTTATAATCAACTTGCATTTATCCCGCCCCCTTTATATACCGACTAGTACAATATCTGATGGGTCCATTGGATCTGGCATCATCCAAATGTATTGTGGGTACTTTTCCTTAATTTCTTCGATGGTATTATAATGCTCGGCTTTATATAGGCAGTCTAGACCTCTATGAAAGGTAACCACATACCCACCAGCAGGAACCGCTTGCTTGAAAAGTTTTTCTTCCCCTTGCCAACAACCTTTCCATTGTCTGATAGCTACGGTTTCAATATCCATGTTTACCCACCCCCTTTTCTAAAAACGGTAATGGTTGTAATTCTGCATTTAATGCCGGGAGCAATCCAACCCGATCAGCAACCATGAGTAAATGCTTGAGCTTTTCATCATAGGCAGCCCGTAATTGCGCTACTTTTATTTGATAACTCTGTTCCTGCCGCTCATGGAGGGCTTGGTTTACACGCAGTCCAAATATAAAATCATCATAAGCTGTTAAGTGTGCTTTGCACTCCGTTATCAACTTTATTTCATTCAGTAATTTTAAATTCTGTATTTTATCTTTGAGGCAATATGAAAAGGTAGGATATGGCGTAAAACCGTATAGTGATCTGCTATTTTCGCTTGCTATTTTATTAAATATTTTTATCATTTCATAATGGTCAAAGCGATTGAGTTTATCCAACTCTGCAATAAAATCTTCTGTTATTTTTTCGTAATTCTTCCCATCGCCGCTTAGCATTTTCTCTATGAACAATTTTTTAAATCCTATGCGCTTTGCCATGTCTGGATTAAAGAGTGCTTCATATACGATATCGTGGGTCATATAATTCTCGTTATAACCCATTTGAAAAATAGCCAAATTAATCAGCCACATCTTTTCTCCGTACTCGCTCAATTCCTCAAATTTTTCTTTGAGTGTATTACCTTTGTTTGTGTAATAGTACGTCTGATTTTCCCAGCTAACATCAACTCCGATTTCTGATAAAATATTCATTTCTTCCGTTTGCACTAACTCGCATAGTGCATCGTAAATATCCTGCGCTGTTGAATATTTTGGTATCCCATTGTCATATACGTCCATTATCCCGGCCTCCCCATAATTACCTCACGCCTGCCATCCGAATAATTTATACAGGCCAGAATACGATAGTTACGCCGTATCCATTTCCAACTACTTCTGGCACTTATCTGACGCATTGCCATTCCTCCATGCCCAAAAATTACTCACTACTGAACCAATTACATAGATCAGTAACAGCTCCACGGTTATTCCTCCTTGCGTACAACCGCCATTGTTTTACCCTGCCCCCGCTGCATAAGATTTTTCGCCTTCTTTATATTCCGTTGCTGCCTTGGGAGCTTAGTTAAAAAGGGATTTCTTCATCTGAGTCCGGATAAACTTCAGTTCCCATGGCTCCTGCATGATCTTCACTATCTTTTGGAGGTGTGCTTGTCTGAACTGCTGCTTTCGTATCCAAGAACTCAATGCTTTGGGCAACGACTTCAGCTGACCGTCGCTTTTGGCCATCTTTTTCGTATTGACTAATTTGCAAACGTCCTTCTACCAGGACACGACGCCCCTTTGTAAGATTGTTACCGCATACTTCGGCCAACTTGTCCCACACTACGATAGGAATAAAATCTGCACGTTTATTCTCACCATAGCCGGTATCAACGGCCACACTAAAAGAAGCTACTGCTTTACCTTTTTGGGTGTAACGGACCTCAGGATCACGGGTTAAACGCCCTACTAATATTACTTTGTTCAATTTTATCTTCCCCTTTTCTTTTTGCCCCTGAGCTTGTCGGAATAACGGTAAACTATCTGACAAAAATATCTGATAACATGTAATTAAAGACTTATAAAAGAAGTTTTTCATCACATGGAATTTTAATCATTCGACAAAATCGATATGGATATCCATCTGCCGTCTCTCCCCGCTTATCTACTGATATGTAATACCCTTTACTTGGTTTCACTTCTTCACGCCAAGTGCTTGCTGATACTGTTTCTAATTTCGGTTTTGGATGAATTAATTTTCTGCTACTGATATAACGCCTTCCGTGTACTCTTTCAGTAGTATTAAAGGTGTTATTACTCTCTTTAATAAAATATGCCGCTACCCGTTCTGCGTCTTCTGGCTCTCCGGCGAACAATTGTATTTTTATAAAGCCAAAGCCCCATGACTTTTTAATCAGCTTATTACTAATTCCAACATTATTTATTAAAAGGTGATGGTGCATACGCCCCTTAACGTGCTCTGTGGTACCTATGTATTTAAGTTTAAATCCGTTTTTTTCATATAGATAACGTAATCCATCAAGATATTTTTTAATGATTATTTTTGCTTCTTGCGGTGTTGGCTCTTTTCTGTCACTACCATGAGTAAGTGTCATATATAGGTCATCTTCTTTAAAATTGGCATTAATAATTATTTCTATTTTTTCACATGCTCTACGTTCATTATTTTTTCTCTGCTGTTCTGATGTAATATTTTCATTTTTCTTTCTTGGTCTTTTGGGTGAGTTATTTCTGGCAGTATGATACCAGTATACAAACTTAGCTTTTCCTGCTACTGTTGTTCTCTTTTTGTACGCCATATAACTTCTCCTAAATTTTAACTATATTCCTATTTGGTATATCTTATTTTTTATTGGATATACTGATAATAGAATTTGTATAGTTTTTCCCTAAGATTAATTAGTTTTATCAAGTTTATTACGGCCTAAAGCCGTGTTTTTATTGATATTTTTGCGTACATAGAATATAATTAATTAAGCGAATTACATCGTATGTACAATCCTTCTACTAAACCCTCACACGCTATTTGCAGTAGCATGTAAGGGTTTTTAGTTTATCTTTTACTAAAGAGTTTATAGTAGTTTTTCTGACATTTTACCAAGTAGGCCATTAACGGCATTTTTATATTTATCATATTTTTCCATATCAATTTCTTTAATCTCAGCAAGTGATCCAAGCAATCCCTTAAAACCTGCTGTTAATGAATCAAAATAAATACCAAATTTTAATACCTCAGTACTTTGCCGACTGGCTTGTGCTTCGAGGTCTTTATTTTTTTCTCGCAGTTCATCAAGTTCCTGCTCTATTTCTTCGGGAACTTTTTCAATAATTACTGGTTCAATGGTAACTGGCTCATTTATTTTGCTAGTCAGCTCCTGGACTTGTTGCTGAGCTGCCTTCAATTCGGCTTCAATCTTCTGTATTTTCTTATTGGATGTTCCCTTATTACTGGCGGCAGCTAACATATTTGTTAATAAATCGACTTCTGATTTACTTTGTTCCCGTTTTTCTTCAAATTCTTTTTGTAGATCTATGGCCTTTTGTTCTGCCTCTTGCAACCTAAAATCTTTTTCTGATTGCTTATCGACAAGTTGCTGATTTACCTTATACATATCCTCGGCCTGTTTTTCAGCTGCTTTCTGTGCTTTAATAGCCTCTTGCAATTGGCGAGTAGACATATTTTCAATGTCATTTTCTTTCATAAATTCTTCCCGATCTGGCACTCCAAGCAGTGCTACAGCCTGCGTGTAGCTTAAATTTCCAAGCGCTTGGCTTTTTGCATTGTCACCAAAAAGGGCAATTTGATTGGCTCCGTACTCTTCAAATATCTTCATTAAATTATTGGCAGTGCTTTTTTTATAATCAACTGATTTTTCTAGCCAGTCTCCCCATTCCCCATGTTCTACCATTGATTTAGCTTCAACCAGCCGTCGACCTATTTCAATTGAATTGCAAAGGATCATCGTTCTGGTTTGATCTTTAATGCTGTTAATTTCAGCAGCTACTATTTGTGGTGTCCTGACAGCGGTAATTTCATTCATCTAAATTCCTCCTTTTTTATGAAGCCGTCTTTTTCTGCCGGGGACAGACGGCGCAGGAAGTCATTGGCGAACCGCCTAACCTCAGCGGATGCGGAACGATCTCCAAATCCGTACAGCTGCAATATCTTCAATTCCCGCATATCAATCTCCATCGTGAAAAATGGTTTGCTAGGTTCTTCTATCCGGCGTACAAAGAACACCATGCGCTTTCCCTTTAAATGGTTTTGATAATAATTGTCTCCGCCTACGCAATGCTTCAACGATTGCCCTTCTGTTATGAATTCACTGCGTGTTTTTGGGAAAACAATACAATAATCGCCCTTAGCATATTCCTGCATGCCTACATACAGATTTTTACTAGCTTTAATGAAATTGTCATCCTCTAACTTCCGCTTTATTTTATTGAAACTTTCCAGAATAACGTTATGAGCTGTTTCAATGTTTTTGGGGAAGCGTACAGATTTGCGTGACAAGTCAACACCTAATGACTTACTCATACTGATATAGTCCTTGTACCATATCAGTAAGCGGGAACTATTTTTCTGCTTGGTTTCTTTTTTCTGTTTAGTAAAATAGTTTGCGAAGCGCTCAAAGCTCATCAAATCCATGAGTTCAATAATATCGTCTAACCTTCCATCAAATCGTAGTGCCCTTAATTTTGCAAAGCTTTCATTATCTACCCATGTTTGTGACGTTTTTACGACTTTATGCTCAAAGCTGGTAACGTTGAATTTTTTATATAACGGTAAATATTGTTTACTTACTCCAAGAACATCCGTAAAACTACTACCACGTAAATTTTCTACATAGCTGGCTGCAAGTTGAGTAAGCCCAAGTTTAAAAAGGTACTCAGCAACGGGTATATTTTTAAGATTATCAAGTAATCCTGGCAAAGAGAGCTCACCAGCTCCGCGTAACCCGTCTCCAAGATTAACATGGTAGTAGTTTTCTCCAAATACATCTGTAAGGTTATTAGAATACACATGAACCTTCTTGTAGTTAACCTCTCCGTTTTTCTTGCGGTACCAATTCCATCCATATCCCATATTTGATTGATATGAATATGCATATATCACTGGCGATCCGAATGTACTAAGGATATACAGGTTATAATAATAGTCATCAAAGCTATATTGATATTTTTGGTTTCCATTTTGAAATACTCGCTGCACGTCCGCCCATCTCAGCAGCAGTTGACCATTAACCTTATTCGTAATGCAGATTTTCGTTTTGTCGATAATGGTACTTTTTATCCATGCCCCACGGTACCGAACCGTTATGCCACACTTTGGACATGTGCCCATATCTCCGGACCTTTCCCCTTTATCTAGTTCAAATTCTTGATTGCAATGGCCACATACACAATGCCGTTTCCCCTTGATCAGCTTATCCATAAAAATATAACTGTGATTAAACATATGAGTCTCACAATAGCTTTCTAAATCAGCTGGATACTCCGGATACAGGCTAAAATGTTCATTCATTTTAGCATACTTGCGTTCCATTGCTTTTTCAGCCTTTCCCGAGTTAATTTTGCTGATAAACCCATTAAGTATAGATCCAAGTTCGTAATTATGTACGCCAAGGAATTTCCGCGCTTTTTTTTCATCCATATCTGTGCCGGCGATATTAAAATAACCTCCACCCTGTAAAACCGAATCAAGCAATTTCATATGCCATATTTTTGTAGGCCACTCATTGCAAATCAAAGCATTTTTACTATCAGAGAAAAAGCGAAGCTTCAATTCACCATTTTTATTAAATACATCTGCTACTAGAATGTCACCGCAACGAGGAATATTAATAATTTGTACAGTTCCGACAAGCGAATAATTCTTTATATCTTTTTTTATAAACTGCGGATATACAAGTACTGGTATCCCGCTCAGTTCATTTTTTACAAGCACTTCTAACCCCCCTATATAAAATCATCAAGATTGACGTCGAAATCAACCTTTGATTTTTGTTTTTGATCTGTGACCGGTCTTTGTACTTTCACCGTAAGAGTTGCAGATGTCGCCTGAATATTTACCGCTGAGTCAATACCGAAATATTTCAGCACAATTGCAAATCCTTCTTCTGGAGTGAACATCGCGCAGTTACCAACTTTCTTTTTACTAGCCTCTGTCCGCATTGCGTCCAGGCTCTTGGCGATAGTCTTATCAGTGGTCATAATCTTTTCTGCAGCCTGAAAGTTACCTTCTAAGTGACCTAATAAGAAACTACCGACTACCTGGACATATGGATTATTTTTATTTTGCTCTATTTCATTTTTTAACTTCAATACCGCTTCTTGATGCACGCCTTATCCCGCCCTTCCTACTTTTTTCGCATTATGAAACTTATTGCAGGCTTTTCGTCTTTCCGATATTTGAACGGCTACTTTGCGATCACCAATATATTGCAGTTCATAGCATACTTCTTGACCCGCCCCACGGTATGTCTCACGATCAATATGCTCGCAATCTCCGCACCGTTCTGGTGGGTGGCTATTTTTACAAGCCATTTTATATCCTTCCTTTACAATTTATTACAAGGTTTTTTCTTCCTGCCGTCGAATGTTGACGGTGAAGGGAGATGATTATATGAAAAAGAAATCATCCAAAAAATATGTAACTATAAATTTTTCTGATAAAGAGTGTAAATCTATTTTTGACGCCATGGACACGTTAGACCGAGATATTTATGAGTTTGATGTGAGCGTCCCTGGAAAGACTGCTTCCTGTATCGGCTCCGCTGTTGCTAAACTGAGAAATTTCAATTTTGATATTGATACTAGTGGTAAGGATATTGAATTTCCTTTAACCGATAATGAATTATCTGCTGCGTTCTATTCCCTAACTTATATCCTGCATTTAATAAATGAAGAAGGGTATGGAGAAGATGAATTAGATGATTCTCTTGTTGACCCCGACTTTCTGCATGGTTTATCCGAAAAAATCCGTCTTTTTCTTAACCCAGATTCTTCTTTATGATAACTCAATAGTATCCGATCTTCTTCTTCTGGGTTAATCACTCTCTTTTTAACATATGGCATTTATACTCCCCCTTTTTTAGTTGTCGCCCCCAAGTTACCTGCTCACGTTCCGCCACTGTTGCGCCAGTGGCGGTTTTATTTTTTCACTATTGCCATAGGTATTAATAACTTAAAACTAACTTCTATCACCCCTCATAACTTTTCATTTCTCTTGCTATATTCTCTTGCGTCATTAAACGCCTTTAATAACCGTTCTACGGATACATTATCCTGACCAATAAGCAAAGCTTCTTCAACAATACTAGCCACACGGCCAACAAAGAACGAACGTCCAGGTCCATTAACGCCTTTATCATCAGCTAACATTTTCGTTTTATCCAACTTATACCACCCGCCCCATAAGTTTTTGACTATGCCTGGCTCCATAACATTTAATACATGGACTATTACTGATATATCCACTCGCCTTACCACAATCAGGACACTTACCTGACACTGAATACCATCTTTCTCTACATGCTGGACATTTCATGGTCAAATCCGTTTCGTTATGCATACAGCTTACCTTGCCAGCAACACCGCAATAAGGGCAGTACTTACTTGATAGACGCTTGATCAGAAACATAACCGCTCCCCGATCATTTCACGAACGGCTTGAGCGTGTCCAAATGCAAAAGCATCCCTGTATGTAGCCCCAACATCCATGTATGACCTTAGAATTTCAAATAATTCAACAGTGCTCATTGATTTAAAAAACGCTGATCGTTTGGCATACTCATATCCTTTTTGATAATCAATATTATTAAGCTGCATTTTATGCAGGTTCAACCAACACCTAAACGTAATTTTACTCATTACTAACGCCCTCCTATTGACCGCCGATTATATGGCGTGTTATAATCGGGATGTAATTTAGTGGCTTAACTCATCAAACGTCTGCGCGCCAACGCAGGCGTTTTTTCATTTTTCATGTACTTTGTTACACCTAGGCCATATTTATATTCCAGTTCCATGATTAAGTTAATGGTAGAATTTGCACGGTCCACTAATCGATGTGCTGTATCTTCTAAATCCAGTAATTCACTTTCAGATAAATCATTACGCTCATTTTTGTCTAGCAGGATAACTGGCAGATCCTCCAACCTCCCTGATATTTCTTTGTCTTGTTTTTTTAGTCGCAAGATCATACTTTGTATATGCCTGTCCACTTTTTGATACCCGAAAAGCCTTCTAAACCCGGTTGCTTCTAGCGCCACCGCCGAAGCAGCTATAAAGTTTACACTAGACAGCTTTTGCCGTGCTTTACTCGGTATTGATCTCGCATCCTTACAAGCTGCATAAATGGTATCTACTGAATACCCAATATCTATAGCTAAGGCCTTAGGTGGTCTATCACAACACATGATCGCTATTTGAAGCATATCCCCAATGCTATCTACCATCGGGACGTCGATCACTTTCATTTCCCCCTTTTATTTTGTAAGAATAAGGGTAAACTTTCTTACAAATAATCCTGTTATACTTAATTTAAGAGGACAACTTCTAATTACCTCATCCCCACTTGCCTGTCCACTGGACGGGCTTTTTTTCATCATTCACCTGGTACGAAAAGTAGAACTATCACAAATACCAGGAACCAGAATACACTATTTGCAAAATCGGCTTGTCTTTTTGTCCTATTTATAAATCTAATATTTGTTATCTCCATGACTTCACCGCCTGTCCACTTTATTTACAGCAGGAATTAACCTGCTTGTTGATCATCTTCTACAACGATATAACCATGAGGCTCAACGAGTGACTTAAAGAATTTTTTTAAAGGTTCTTTTGGCATTTCTTCTTGCAGGTATTCAGAATGCTCAGAATGGACCTTCGCAAGAAAGATTGCATACTCCTTTGGTGATTTCATACGCTCTGAAATTGGAGTTTTATCTTCCCAATAACCTAAAAATTTAATAGCCATTCTCACCCCTCCCATATAGTTTATGTGTTACCGTTTGTCCAGTATCACATTAGATTAATTTACTAATTGTGCATCATTTTGCATCACTCTGATGCATATGGCATTTATACGGACGTCTTGTGTTATCCTTGAATGTGAATATCTTTCAGGAGGCGCTGCAAATGTCATCTAAAACATCACCCATAACAGTACGAGTTGCAGATGATACGCTTAAAGCTAAGCTACAGTGCCTCGCCATTGATCATGGACGCTCCTTAAGCAAGGAGGCTGAACTAATTCTAAAGCTCTACGTACAAAGGTATGAGGAAAAATATGGAGAAATTGAACTTGATAAGTAATTCACCCTATTTAGCATCCCTTGCTTAAATAATCGACTTTCTTTTTTTAATACCATCTACTTGTTCTCTGTTGATGCACTCCGATCGCGTGTACATCGCTACAAGTCGCACTTTTACAATTTGTTCTTTGATAATCAAATACAGGTAATTTATACCTTTTGTCGAATTGTCACCTCGAAAGGAGGTGTACTTGTTGGAATATAATAATCCTTTAATAGGAACATCACTATCAGATGAAATTGAAAAGAATTCTAGAGAAAAAGAAGTTTACAAATATGACTGTCATAATTTGCCTATATGTATGTCATACGGTGAACATTTTTTGTGTGCCTAGCGGGCGCATTTGCCAATACCCGCTGCAGTCGTGGAGAAAAAATGCAGATTCGAATCTTAAACGACACGAACCCTAACGCTACTCACAAGCCAGATAAACCAAGTAGCAAACAAATTAAAGATTATATTATGGGTTAAACTTTGATTCCATAATTTCTTGATGTGTTAATTCTAGTATTGAGATTGCTGTTTGGATCGAAATCTCTTCCTTACAAAGAGTTTTGACAAAACGTTCAGCAATCTCATTTTTTTTAGCACTAATAGCTTTTTTTATAAGCATGCCTTCATAGCTTTCAGAAGAATAAGCTTTATGGGCCACTAATAAATCACCTAGGTTCTTATAAGCACCTTGTTTGATAAAGTCTTGCCAGTTACTTAAATCTGGCATCCCATCTTCCCTTAAAGGCACTAATCGTTTCCCATTAATTTGTTTTTCCAATTTCATTACCCCCTTTCTATCAGTTTTTTACGAGTCAATTACATCTCTAAAACCTTGAAATACTGGAAATCTTGGCTTATCTTTAGTGCCTGTAGGGAAGAAAGTATATCTCACTAATTTACCGATATATTGCTTACAATTTTTCCAGATAATCTCTCGTGTTTCATCATCGAATCCGGTGCCTATATCAAACTCCACTCCACTAGTGATATCCCGCACTTTTAATGAACCAAGCGTATCTTTGCCCCGTAGCCCTGCTTTATTACTACTGCGTCCCAACATACCAAGACCGTCACGAGTTGCTTCGTTTGTATTATGCATCTGTTCTTCAAAGCCCAATATTTCAGCTTCACTATCATGGAATCGTTTGACTTTAAGCAATAGTTCTTCTCTAACTGTACTACGGCCAAATTTGTACTCGCCATCACATTTACGTAACATCACGCCTTCATAGCCATCTGCAAGCCATTCACACTCCAGTGCTTCCAGTTGTCTTAAAGTTGTAACTAATATGTGTGGTACTAATACACAGGCACCACTTATACGTTGCTCTACTTGACTTAGCCGCTGACTAAATGGGATAGAAGGATTTTCTGCATCATCAAATATATGGAAGCGCACATCTGGCTTTCCTTTGCGAGACATTACTGCGCTAGTCGTGTCGCGAAATACGGTGGGACTGCACGGATCGCCCACTATTAGTTCACCATCTAAACCAGATAGACTTTTCAATCCAAACAGTTTCTGCACGTATGCATTTGGTAT